AGTGGCTCCAGACAATCCGTCAATATCCGATTGTATACCGCTAGCAGTAATACCCGCTCCACGCAATTCGGCTTGAGCACTTAAATTAGTACCTTGATCGATATTTTCTTCGCGCCACATGCGTTCGTTTTCTGCAATTTCTTCTTGGCTTAAACCTAAGAAGCGTTTCATAGCAAAGCGTTTGCTCATAAACGGCACTTCGACCATTGTACCCCATGTACTTACACGGGCAGTATCCATTTCTGCTTGACGATAACTTGCAAAGTTTTGTGGTGGATTGAATTTAAGATCAAATAAATTATAATCTACATTAATGCCCTTGTTGGTTAGATACAGTTTAAATTCTGTATCAAAGGGTTCATGCATTAAACTTTGTAATCGCTCACAGTATTTGTTAAATCTTAATTCTTGTATGTAAGCAGTACCGACTCGACCATCATTGAAACTGCTTCCTCCGTCATCTGCTCCAGTAGGTAAGTAGCTACTAGGAATACGTAGAGCACGGAACAACTTGTTAGTAAAATAACGTAGATCATCAATTTCTCCTAAGTTAGTGCCGCCTGGAAGAATTTCAACTTTACTACCACGACCTTCTGCGGTTTGTGGAAAGAAATAATCTTCATTAATGCTTAACGGATTATAGGCCGCGTCAATAACGTTTTGACCGCCGCCCATACTACTGGGAATACGGCGTTGATTTACTTCATTTTTAACACGCTCAACAAAGCCCATGGCCAAATGGCTGGGCATGTTACCTACATCGATATAAAATACTCTGCGTTCAGGAGCACGTTGTACACGATAGATAATGATAGCATCTTCTAGCAATTCTTTTTGCTTGTATACTTTAAAAATAGTTTCCATTAGGCTGTTGCCAAATGGGAAGTTGTTATCTAGGCCTTCACTTAGGCTAATATGGATAACATGTTTTGCTTCAATAGTCCATTGATTAAGGTTCTGCTGGAATCTGCTTGATTGATTTCCACCACCGATTGCACCAACCATGCCTTTTTGCTGTGCGCCGCCGGTCATGTAAGAAGTGCCGCCCGGTGTTACGTTTTGATTTGACGGGTTAATTTGTGTAACTGTTAAGTTTTGAAAGTTAATGTTTAAGTCACGGATAACATACTGCTCAGGTTTTTTACCTTCGCTTTCGTTAACAATAATCTTGTCTACTTTGCTAGGATCTACGTACATCCAAGTTTGTGTTTCTGGATCACGAACAAAGAATACATCACCGTATTTGAATATGTTGCGTACTACTTTAAAAATCTTAGTTTGGAATTTGTTAAGTTTTGTCCACTGCTGTAGATACTTTTTAATCAGTTTAATTTCTGTACTAGTTGCTTGGTCTTTAAAAAACACTTGAAAAGGTGTAGCGTTTTCATCATTCATCTGTGTGCAGAATTCTGCAAGAATATCAAAAGCCGCATTAACTTCACTATCACTGTCCATTGAATCATACTGACCGTAGCGTTCTAATCTGTTAGGATGTCCAGAATATACATCAGGTAAGTAACTGCTATAGTTTGTTCTAGACATACTGGCTCTAGAAGAGTCACCACTAGAAATTGGGCTCAATTGCCCGGTAGTATTAACTGGTGTAAAGTATCTTTTCCAACTCATAAATTATTCCGTTTTAAGCAAATGCATTACCGTTTAAATCTCTAGTAGCCTGTAGATTGCGTTCAGTATTATCTGCTACTGCCTTCATATGCTCTAGTATCTGCTCGTTAATACTATTTAACCTATCTATACTGGCTTTAAGTTTTATTGATGCACTGCCGTCCATCATTGTTGATAACTGTTGTGGAGTAAACACTCCTTCTTCACCGTGTAGAGTAACATTTTTTCCGTTGCCAAAGTCTTCAAATAATTTTCCTGTTGATCCTAAACTGCCCGAAGCTCTACCTTCGCTATCTCCAAATAATGATCTTATCGATTGGTCAATAACTCCTCCAATAAATCCTATACCAAAACCAACAGCGGCACCAGGACCTGCACCAATACCACCTGTAGGGACGCCACCGGCAATGGCGCCAGGAATGGCCATTCCTGTACCATATGCGGTGCCCCGCATCAGTGCTTTTGTTCCAAAACTGGTATTGTCACCTACTTGTTTAGCAACTGCTCCTAAAATATAAACCATACCTTCGACTACCTTTTTTATAATTTCTTTGCGGCCTTCGTCATTAAATAATTTAGGTATCCATTCTTTAAGAACCTCTGAAAAGTCTTTAATACCTTTTATAATTTCTGGCATATTTTTTTCTAATACCCCAGTTAACGGATTTAATAATTGGTCTATTAGTACATTTCCTAATCGTACAAATGCCGCATTTAATCTTAGCATACTGGCTTCAAGATCTAATGCCGCTTTTAACGCACCTGATCTAGTATTTGCTTCTTTTTCTGCTAACTCTTTTTCTTTCGCCGCAATAGTTTGTGCTTGTTCTAAAGAAGTAATTTCATTAAGATTTCTTCTTGCAAATGCTTCAGCTCCAAAGCCAAGTTGTTCTGCAAGTTTATCATTTCCTTGAGCTAGCGCATTTGCTGTTGGCATTATAGCACTATATGCTTCGGCTGCTTGATATTGTCCAGTAGCTAATCTTTTTGCAGATCCTTCTTGAAAATCTGTAAGTTTTACAGTTTTATCCATGGCCAGTCTTGCTGTTTTTTCCAAAGTTCCGCCTAGTTCTCCACCTAATGAATATATTGCACCAGCGGCCTCGCTTTGCGCGGTTAATCCTTGAGCAGTGGCTTTAATAATATCTGCTCCGCCCTTTTTACCGTTAGCTAATGCTTCATTTACTGCTAATTCTAATTTTTTTCGCGTAGCATCATCTTGAGTTGACATAAATGCTCGCCAATTAGCTTCTTTCATTTGTTCTTCAAGCTCTTTTTCTTGTTGTTCGCGGCTTCTGCCAGTTATCCTTGCAATAAGATCTAATTCTTTTCCATATTCAGCTACAGCAATGGCAACACCTTTATAATCTTGTTGTTGTTGTTTGCTTAGTCCGCCAGTTACTCTAACATAACTAGCAGTTAATAAATTCATGTCTTCAAACCCATATCCTAGATTTCTTAACTGTTCTCCAACGCCACCGGTTCTTGTTAATTCTAAGTTTATATTTTTAAAGTTTTTAGCACCTTCATTTGCAGTCTTTCCCATGTACGCAAATGTGTCCGAACTAGATGCAATTATTTTAGTAAATTGATCTAAACTTACCCCTAATGTAACCGCAGTTTCACGTAACTCGCCTAATGCTTGTCCAAAGTTAACACCATACTTAGATAATGATCTGTAAGATGCTAAATTATCTTCTTGGATTTTAGCTAAGTTAGCAAATAATCCGGCAACTACTCCTATAATCGGAAGATCTTTAAACGCCATAAACATGTCGCTTATGCTAGCCGTACCAGATAATGCCTTAGCTGAGAATGCCGCAAGATTACCAATAGTAGCACTAAATCCCGATGCTAAATCGCCGAGAACAGATCCTACTATCTTTCCAGCTGTAGCCATATGATTAACTTTTACAGAACTGTCTTCTGCCGCATCACCTAATTTTTTAAGTTTTGTCTGAGTAGCTTCAACTGCTTTAGGATCTAATCCTGATGCTTTTGCTAGCTTTGCAAAACTTGCGGCCTGCATAGCACTCTGAGTTTGAGCCTGTTTAAGTATCTGCTCTAATAAATCTTCCATTGCCGCTGTTTCGATGGTCATATAATTTTCCTAGTTCTATGCGTATATAAATAATTACCAGAAGTAATCAAACTTATTTATCGGAGTGTAAACCATGGTTCCTAACCCAAAAACAAATAATATAAATCCCTTGGCCAGTTTAATGCGACAGCCTAAGATTTATGTGAAATTACCTAGCAACGGAAAATATTGGCCAGAGGGATCGCTGAATATTACTCAAAATAGTGAATATCCAATATATTCTATGACTGCTAAAGACGAACTAATATTAAAAACTCCTGACGCCTTAATGAATGGTCAAGCAGTTGTTGATGTAATACAGAGTTGTATGCCAAACGTAATTAATGCGTGGGAGATGCCTAATATAGATACAGATGCTATCCTTATTGCCATTAGATTAGCAACCTATGGTGACAGCATGGACACAACATTTAAGGTTGGTGAAGAAGAAATGACCTATAGTATAGATTTAAGAATGGTACTAGATTCATTATATGAAAATATTTCATGGGATGAAAAAATTGATGTAGACCTAGATATGGCCATTTATGTTAAACCTGTAAATTATCGGGTAGCCAGCAAAACAAGCATTCAAAACTTTGAAACACAAAAATTAATAAGTTTAGTAAATGATTCTACATTATCTGAAGATGAAAAAATAGAAAGATTTAAAGAAAGTTTTAAAAGATTGACAGACATTACAGTCGGTATTGTTGTTAATAGTGTATACAAAATTGAAAGCGCCGCAGGATCAACTGATAATCCAGAATTTATAAAAGAATTTATGGATAATTGCGATAAGAGAATTTTTGATCTTATCAAGGCAAAACTTGATACACTACAAAAACAAAATTCATTAAAACCAACTAGAATTAAATCAACTCCAGAAATGATTGCAGCCGGTGCGGCAGAAGAAATTGAAGTTCCTATTGTATTTGATCCTGCAAGTTTTTTCGGATGAGGCTTTTATCTCTAAATCTGGAAGAGGTAACTAGTCTTCTTAATGATATGGAAAAAGAGATAAAAGCCATAAAAACAGAATTGTTTAAATTATCCTGGTTTATGAGAGGTGGACTTCCTATGGATCTAGCTTACCAAACTGATCCACAAGATCGAGAGCTCATGGGAAAGATAATTGAAGAAAATCTCGAAATAACAACTAAAAGTAGATTACCGTTCTTTTAAAGTTTCATTCCTAAGAATCTACTGTAACCAATACTTTCGTTCGCGCCACTGGCCATACGCTCATGGTCAGCATCCAGATCGGCTTGTGTTGGTTTTGTTTCAGCGGGTGGTATTGCTGCCGGTTTGGGTTCTACTGGTACAGGTTTATTAGCACCCATTATATCTTTAGCTAATCTTCTCAATTTAGAGTTTACTGCCCCACCTCCTGCAATATATGCAGACCACTCGTCTGCAAGTTTTGCTGGATCACTAAAAGGATTAGCGGCAGTAACATTGGGCGTTGCCGCAGGGTCTGCTGTTGCAGAAGTTTGTGTAGGCTCTTGTGTAGCAGTTTGTTGACCGTCTTCATCAGGAGGAAGACCTCTTTGTGCGGCTACAATTCTAGAATAATTCTGTTTAACTGCATCTCTAATAAGTTTATCAATCTGAGCATTGTTTAATGCACCTGGATCATTGGCAAATTCACGGACAACATTAAACTTAGGCGAGCCATCTGGATTCTTTCCAACTAATTTTTGTACAGGTACGCCTACTCTAGATTGTGAAAAACCCTTGCCAGTTCTAGATGAAAGTGTATCACCTTTTTGTAATCTTGCTTTTAACTCAGCTTGCTTGTTATTAGGTGTTGATGTTCCTGGTGCTTCAGGATCTAATGTAGGTTCTATTCTTTCACCAGGTGGTGCAGTTACAGGAGTAGTTCCTGCAGGAGGTAATCCAGTTTGTGTATCAGTTCCAGTAGGATTGGATGGATTTACTAATGCATCTAATTCTTGTAGTCCGTGAGTTCCGAGGAATTTAATTAGATTATCATATGTAGCAGGTTGTCCTCCACCTACTAATTTCATGAAATCGCCTTTTAAATTGGCTACAATTCGATCAGAGTGTTCTGCACCCTTACGCTGTGATTGACTTGCTTTGTAACCACTAACTGCACCTTTTATCCCCGAGATAAGCCCGAGCTCATTAATTTGAGTTTCACTTAAAATGTTATCTAAACGCATTTGATATTCCTAAAGAATTGTTTTGTATATTTATGGTGAGCTTGCGCTCACCTGCTTCTACGCTGTCGCTTGAAGCAGATTGTCTTTCGAAGAAAGATTTAATATTATCCAGATCGTTCAGTCACACTTTGCCCTGGGCGGGCAAAGTAAAAACAACATTATCCGAGTCGAACATGTGTCACCTAGCGTTATAGCATTACAGTGGCGGTTGGCCTGTACCACGAGCTATGTCTTATTCCAGCGGCGGTTTGCACATATACGCTAACATACATACAAACGTGGGGTGTCTCTATCCCCTCATTTTGCCTAATCATCTATCTTCAAACAACCAAATCGCAGGTCTTATTAGCGATCTTCATCCATCCGGGTAGCGGTTGAGTACTCTTAACGGCGAGAGATTTCCATCCCTGTGATCCGAGATCCAGGTTTAGGGCACCAGAAATTAGCAGGTGCGAGCGTTTTACCGTGTTATTGAGCCTGAGATTTTTTAATTATATGGGAGCCATGGACACGAACAGATATTTGTCCGTTATAATATTCATTTGATTCTAATACTTTGCGGTCGAATTGTTCTCGGGCCTCAACGTAAGATGTTTCTGCTTTGCTTTTGCAATAGTGTAGTATTTCTCTGGTAAAGTTTTCTTTACCGTATAACTCAACGTCTTTGTTAAGTTCTATATTTGAGCCATAATAATCTTGCCAGTCCGAATCAATTTTGCTTCGGATTTTCTTTTTCTTTTTTGTGCCGTTCTTTAACTTTACAGTCTTGTAGGTCGTCTTTGCAAACTTGGCTAATTTTTTGCCCACGTACAGCCTGCCTGAAGTGTTACAGGAGATAAGATAAACAAACCCCACACAGTCTTCAGGCAGCGATTCTACGATGGCACCTTGATGGTACCAGGTCATAAATTATTTTACAGCTTTTTTAGCAACTGCAACTTTTTTAGTTTCTGCCGCAGGAGTCTTTGATTCTTTGCGAGCATTCTTTTCTTCAGTGATTTCGTTGCGGCGAGCTTTGATCAACTTGCCTAGCTCTGCTAGAGCTTTACGTGAACGTGTACCCGCGGCTGAATTGCCCCCAGTAAACTTTGCATCCTCTTTTAAGAATTCTTCGAATGTTGATTGTATTTGTTCGTTTGTAGTTGACATTTTATTTTTCCTTTTTTGGTCTACCCTTACCTCGAGCCTTCAATACTGCTTTTGTAGTCACTATTGATTGGTCCCAAAGTTTCTTATCTGCAATTCTTAATTGCCTTAAAACTCTTCGTAGATCTGTACCATTCTTCAAACCTGGACTTGCACAATACGCAACATTTGTGTTGTGTAGTTCTGCAATTAAAGTTATGTAACGATTATAAACCTCTTTATAGTCTTCTATATCTGACATTTATCCCTAGGCCTCAATGAAGTCCACATCATTTGAGTAACTGGTAAAACCGTTTTCTTTGACTACTCGTAGTACATTGTTTACCCTACCAATTAATTCATCTTTGTGAGATATTAAGTATATATTCTTGTTGCGTTCTCTGCCCATTTTTTTCAATACAGCAAGTCCTGCTTCAACACCTGCGGCATCCATGCCTGCATCAATTAATTCATCAATGAATAACAAATTAACATGTTGGTATAAGTTTTCCCATACATCCCGGAACGCAAAACTTAAGGATAAAATTAATCTGTTACGTTCGCCTCGACTTAAATTGTCAAAGTCTAAATCTTGTCCTAACTGTGTAATTTCTACATTAAGATCATTTAAGAAACTTACCTGATGTGGCAATCCTAATTTATCAATGTAATACCCTAGTCGCTTGTTCAAATAGCTTAGATTTTGATCAATAATTTTTTTACGAATAAAACTATCTTTGTTAGTCAATAACTTTAATAAAAATTCTTGATGATCTTTTAACCTAACTAATTCATTAACTGCATTCCAGTCAATTGCCTGCAATGCACTATGCTTTAATTCTGTAATCTGTTCATCATAGGGATTTGCTTCTGCATCTTTATTAACAATACTTTGTTCTAGATTGGTTAGATTATTTTGATGGCCTAATGCTTCTGCCTCTGTTTCATAATACGGTTCAGCCGGCCTTGGTTCTTGATCCCCTGTGCCTAATTCTTCTACAATTTGTTTAAGTTGTGCGCTCATCTTTTGAAAGTAATCGTGTGCTTCTTCAAAATGTTTTGTAGCAGTAGCAGTTAGTTCTTCGTGTTTATGATCATGCAGATCTTGTTCACATGCATGACATTTTTTATTTGCTAATGTTTCTAACTCTGTCTTATACTTGTTTAAGGTTTTCTCTGCCTGCCCTACAGCACTGTCTAACGTGGCTTTTTGCTTGTTTAACTCTCTAATCTTAGCATTGTTTTCATTCCATGTTTTAAACTGTGCGTGTAAGTTAAGTTCGTACTCAATATCTACCTTGCTTAGTTGCAACACTGAATTAAGCAGACTTGTAATATCAGATTCTTTTTTACTATCCCATGCTGAACTTTTTAATTCAAGACTACTGATACTTTTTTGAATGTTTTCGTTTGCACTTTTTATACTGTCAATTTTAAATGTTTCTATTTGAATTTTGTCTTTAGTTTCTTTAACAGACGCTTTTAACAATTCTGCTTTTTCACTTAATATTGTAATACCTAATAACTGTTCAATTACTTCTCGTTGATCCGCAGCCTTCATAGCAAGGAACGGTTCTGTATAGGTATTCAGCGCCACAAGATGTTTAAACATTGTATGACTCATTTCTAACAAATTGTCAATGTACTTTTGTGTCTCTCGGCTATCACCTTGACTTTCGTCATCGTCATTTGAAGATTTTTGTTGTGCATCGTTAACAAACAATCGCATAACATTGGGCTTACGTCCTCGTTCAATTCGATATAGATTGCCTGTTTTTTCAAATTCAACAGTTACTAACATGCCCTTGCCGTTAGTTTTATTAATTAAGTTTTCTTTGCGGATATTTGTAAGTGCGTTACCATACAATGCATAACTTAATGCATTGACAATAGTAGTTTTACCAGTGCCGTTTCTTGATCCGCTATCGTCGCCCCCTAGATCTAAGTTTTCACCTAACACGAGGGTTACTTGTTCTTTGTCAAAATCTACAGCTTGAGTTTGATTACCGACTGATAAAAAGTTTTTGACGGTTATATTTTTAATTTTAAACATTATAGACTATTGTATATTTCTAGTAAGGCTTTAGCATCGATAGTATCTGATTCAATACTAAGCAGTTGTTCTGTTACTATTTGATCTACGCTTTCAAAAGTATTATCTGGATTGTCATCGGAATTTGTTTCAATGTTATTCTTTTCTTGTATTAAACTGATATCTCTTATATCGTGTTCCTGTATATAAGTTTCTTTGATAAAGTTAGCTTCTTCATAGGTGATATCGATATCTAAATTAACTTTGAGATACATCTTACTTTTCATGATGCTATCTTTTTCATCTATCAGCTTGCTTAATTTTACAGTTCTATATTTCGGAGCATCGGCCCAGTTAATATATTGGGGCTTTCCGCCCCACTCTAATATCATCATGCCTCGATCATCGTCCCACGAATCTGAATAGTTGTGGGGGAACGCATTGCCTATATAGACAACTTTGTTGTTTTGTTGTCTCTTATGAAAATGTCCACTGAATATATAATCAGGCCCGTTAAAGTCTTCAGCCCTGAGCTCACCGTGATCGGGCATCTGCACCATTGCGTTCATAAAGAACTTGGGCAATTCGAAGTGTCCAAATACATAACGGCTTTTGAGGTCCTTCATGGTTTTCCATTCATCTCCAATAAGCCAAGGAACTAGGGTAACATCATCAAGAGTTGTAACACCGTCTACAACGGTAACTCCTGGAATGTGCCGACCAAAGGCACTGGAATGAATGTCGCGTTTGTCCTTGTAAAACAGATCGTGATTGCCGGGAAACCAAAAGAACTGCTCAAAAGCTGAACCTAGTTTTTCCAAACAGCGTAGACTAGTATCTAATGTAATTAGATTAATTGAGTTACGGTTATGGTGCCAATCCCCTAAAAATATACAGGTTTCACACCCTTCTTTTTTGGCCTCTTCAATAAACCAGTCAACAAAGTCTTCACAATCTTTATTATGAACGGTTGAATTTGATTTTAAACCAAAATGTATATCAGTGAAGCATGCCACTTTCTTAAACAATGCCATTAATAGATTCTCCTGAAACTAGTATAGCATAGTTTAATAATAAAGATCAAGCCTCGTCCTCTTCATCTTCGATGCTAGTTTCTTCAGATTTAGGCATACGCACATTCTTGTACAGTTCAGCCTGTCGTGCGGTTTCTCCGGCAAATTCGGCCTGTGATTGCCGTGTCATACTTGGTGTTAATCCTGCAATTTCAAGCAGGTCATCACGAATATTTTGGTTCTTTTTCTCCAAGTTCAATACGCGAGTGAAGCTATTTGTGACTGCCGCGGTATAGTAAGCAAAGGGGTTTTCCGACTTGGATTCGTCAAATTGTAAGCCAATTTGACTTAGTTGCAGTACTGCCTGCCCCCGCATTTCTTCAACATAAGTATATCCCCGCCAGTTACTACGCTGTGCGTACCTCTCGCTTAATTTGATATACATTTTACCTAGATTTTCTGTAACTCTACCGTGATCTTTGCTAAAATTACCTTTATCAACGGTACCCTTCCAGTGACTTTTACCCACACATTCTAGTGCATCTTCATCGTTAAACTTCCAATGTTGGAACGGAGGAAAGTTTACTTTATCGTGTGCATCAGCTGTTGTTTTGGTTGTCTTCTTACGACCCGGAGCCAATGGAATATGATCAAATGTCATTACCCTAATGACAATATCTGTTTTAGCAATTGTTTTATAGTCAGGAGTAACTTCTAATAGCTTAATTTTCTTGTCACCCCCTGCCCGGGCTTTGACAAATGCCTCAAGTCCCATTCTTTTTGCCCGATTTCTTTTAGCCTCGGCGACAGTTCTAATATTAATCTTATCAATATTTGTTAGAATAAGGTCGTGTTGGCTGTATTCGGGTTTGGTAAAACTGCTATATGTGCATTTACTTTTATGTATTTCCGATAGTAAATCTCTGTTGTTTAGATACTTTACTTTGCGCCCTGTAGTGAGCGAGGTTGTTGTTGCTGTGGTCATCTTATTGCGACCTCCTTTATTCTTTGATTATAGACGGTCTGAAAAAAAAAGTCAACCGATTAGTTAACTACAGCTTTTATTTATTGGTTAAATACAGTATAGGGGAAATAATATGAGTCTCGGAGATAGCTTTTCAGATTTAGCAAGCAAGACCGGCGCGAGCCTGATGCAAAAAACTGGCCTTGGCAAGTTAAGTGGTGCAATTGATCGACTGCGCGGGAAAGCCGCAAAGTACGCTCCTGGCGTGGCCCCACCGTACGAAGGAGCTCAATTTGCCGGAGTAAAAGATTTTAGGGCAAAGATAAAAGTTCCGGAAGACTATGCATATAGTTGGTCAACTTTCTACGGCATAGGCTTTGACCAGCAAGGAGTATTGTTTCCATATACTCCGACGATTAGTCAAGAGATGAGTGCTAGCTATAACACATTAAATCCAACTCATTCAAACTATGCCCTACATTTTTATAAAAATAGTTCAGCCGGTCCTATAACAGTAACCGGAAAGTTTACCGTACAAAATGAAAAAGATGCATTTTTTTGGATAGCAACAACACATTTGTTACGATCATTAACTAAGATGAGATTTGGGGACGATCCGGGGGCAGGAGCCCCTCCCCCAATTTGTAGATTTTCAGCATATGGGCCTTATCAGTATCAAAATGTTCCAGTAGTAATACAATCATTTAAAGTAGATCTACCTGACAATGTTGATTATTATGTGACCTCCGCGGTGCAGAATTCGAGCGTTTACCCTGCACAAACCGCAGTACCTATTTCGTCAAGTATTACAGTTGTGCTATTACCAATGTACAGTCGACGTGAGCTGTTGGGACAAAAACAAGTTGATGATTATCTGTCTGTTGGGAAAGAGGGCCAACCATTGATGAGTTCAAGAAATCGAGGATTCCTATAATGTCAGCTTCGTATAAATCAACCAGCCCTTATCATTCTACGCAGACTAATGGTTTTTATCTAGATATTATTGGATTTAGAAATATACCAAATGTAGCTGATGATATTACATACACAATATTGCCACAATATGAAAATAGACCAGATTTATTAGCATATGATCTATACGGAGATGTAAACCTATGGTGGGTTTTTGCAGTTAGAAATAAAGATGTTATAAAAGATCCGGTATATGATATGGTAGCGGGTGTAACAATACGATTACCTCAGATGACTACACTTAAACGGTCATTAGGAATATAATATGGCCAATGATTCTAACGTAGATAGGAAATCTACTGTATATCCTAAGGATTCTCCTGCCTTTAAAGTGGATGTCACGGGATTTGAAAATTCAGATAGTAAAACAAATACAATACCTAAAGCATTAGACTTTGGTGAAAAAAATATATTACATAATTATAGATCATTTAACTACCTGTTTACACTCGCCGGAGTTGGCGACGATGCGTTAAGGAATCCCGATAAGTTAAGAACAAGTGAAAATTATCTTCCTGTAGCAAAGTCTTCGGGCAAATCTAGTAAGGTATTTTCAAGCGGACAAATAGCACCTGCACCATTTAAAGGTGGCCAAGCAGGTTACGACGAAGCAGGTAATAGAATTCAGCCTAACGGAATGCCAAGCGGCCAACCAGCATCTGCTTCGTCGCTTATTGATGGATTTAATGATCTTAGTTCTGGTAGATTTGATCTATTTCTAAACAACGTAGAAATTACCACACTGATGGCTTTTAGTAAAAATACTAATCTAACCATGGCCACTAATATTTCTTTTGAAGTATTTGAACCTCATAGCATTAGTGGATTTATAGAAGCACTACAGGTAAGTGCTGTAGCCGCNGGAAATAAATCATACATGTCAGCACCATTTTTATTAAAAATGGAATTTATGGGATATCCCGATACTGATTCATCTCCTTCAGCTAATTATCAATCAGTTGGAGATCAAGCTACTAGATATTTTATTATAACAATCACTAAAGTTGAAGTAGATATGAGTGAAACTGGCACACGGTATAGATGTCAAGCAGTTGCCCATAATGAAATGGCCTACGGCACGATGAATCAGATAAAACATGCAATTAAGATGGAAGGCTCTACGGTAAAAAAAGTGTTAGAATCTTTAATGAAAAGTTTAGATATATCATCTAGACACGCCGCCGAAGCCGCCGCCGGCAAAAAAAACAAAAGTCCCATTGTGTGGGATACATATGGTATTATATATCCCTCTCGGATAGACGGCGGAAAGTTTGATTATAATAAAGTTAATACTGATATAGCAGACGCAACTATTGTACAAGGAATATCTTCGCCTAATAACTTTGCCATGCCAGAAACCGGCGCAGTTGCAGAAGTCAATGATAAAAATGCTCAAAGAGGCCAGCCACCAGTTGAGCAAGATTGTTTTAAGGGAAACACTGCAACAGACACTGCTAAAGCAAAAGCTGGTCCTGACACCCCATCAAACCTACAGTTTTCCTCTGGCTCAAATATTCATGATATTATTGCAAGTGTAATTAGAGATAGTTCCTACGGTAAAAAAATTCTAGAAAAAGGGCCAGATAAAGATGGCATGGTTGATTATGTTCATATTGCTGTTGAATCTCAACCAACAGGAGAGTGGAACGCGGTAACTCTTCGTCCTACATACAAATATGTCTATGTAGTTTTACCTTATAGAATGCATGCCTCAAGGGTGCCACAGTATCAGAAACAACTATCTCAAGACGATATTAATAAATTAAAAACACTTTATGTAAAAAGAAAATATAGTTATCTATATACGGGAAAAAATGTTGATGTGAGAAAGTTTAATTTAAGATTTAATACATTATTTTATCAGGCATTTCCACAGGGTATGGGAACCAATATATTTGCAGATCCTCAAGCTAACTACGAAAAATCTACAGTTAAGAAACGGATAGATCCAACCAACCCCGCCCGTTCTGAACAAAATATAATGCCGGCATCCCCAATGGGTGAAGATCCAGCAGCCGCCCGAGTTCAGAAAATTGGCGGAACAGGCGGCCGACGAGATTATAAAGAATATGATGTTTTAGTGGAAAATATGCACCGTGCTGTGATTAATAATATTGATATGGTTAGTTGTGAACTTGAAATCTTAGGAGATCCTTATTTTTTATGCACTGGTGGGAATGGAAATTACCGACCAGAACTAGTTGATGCAGGGATAACAAAAAATGGGGAAGCACCTTATCAAACAGGCGATGTCATAGTAATTGTAGAATTTCAAACACCACAAGATGCAGGAGTCACTGATCAGGCAATTAAATTCTACAATACACCGTTTAGTGGATGTTTTAGGGTTACTAAAGTTAGAAGTAAGTTTAATGATGGCCTGTTTACACAAGTATTGTCGATGATTAGAATCCCCGGACAACCAGAAGATGCAAGTCCTGCAAAACAGGTAGTAGTTGCTAATGCTCCAGATACCTATCTAAGTGATGATGTAGCATAAAATTAAGAGTAATTTAAATGTCAGAAAATAAAAGAACAGGTTTTAAGTTGCCACATCCCGGACCGTATGTGGCTAAAATAACAAATTATGCAGATCCCACGTACATGGGATGTTACGAAGCTATTCTTGAACAGGGCCTAGGACCCGGTGATCCGCAAAAGCTCTTGAAAGGGCGCACAGTTCTAATTCATTATGCTCCTCCTTTTTATGGAGTAACATCTTCACAATTTGAAGGTAATAATCCTGCCAGCTTTAATGATGTGCAAAAGAGTTATGGTATGTGGATGGCTCCTCCGGATCTTTACACGCATGTATTATGTATGTTTGTAGAAAGTGATTCAAATCAGGGATATTGGCTTGGTTGCGTTCCGGATAGATGGCAAAATCATATGGTACCGGGTATTGCCAGTAGTGAGAATGTTGCATGGGCACCGGGACAAAAAGAAAAATATGGTAACATGCCGGTACCTGTTGCAGAATTTTTAAAAAAAGCAAAAGAAGGTACGACATTCAAACCAAATCTTGAACCTAAACCAGTCCATCCTTTTGCAGATAGATTATTAAAACAAGGATTATTAGCTGACAAATATAGAGGTTCGACAACTAGCAGTGCTCGAAGAGAGTTACCTAGTCAAGTGTTTGGTATTAGCACACCCGGCCCTCTTGATCCAAATGGACCAAAAAAAGAAGTAGGA